TAGGGCTTAAGGCTTTTGATGAAGAACGGCGCCAGCCTGCCCTTGCGCAACCGATCAGCGCGAACAAATTGCTGGCTGCCAGTTTTTGTGTTACGGATTTTGATCAGCTCTGTTGCTGCTGTTGATTTTGCCACCACATAGGCCCCTCGCCATTGCTGAAACAAGCGGTCAAACAGATCAACGCTATCGCTTGGCTGGAAGCTCATTAAAGCATTATGGCAGCCAATTGCCTCCACCATTCCCCTAGTGGGCGGTGCCGTGAGGGTGGACGGGTTTGACTGGCCTTGCATTGTCGAAAGGCGTGCAGCCGGTATTGCATGGGCCGGTGAGGGTGGCCAGTCAGCGCTTCTGTGACAGCGCAAGAGCCTATCGGAGGATTGCAAGGAGAGGGAGGGCTTGGCCCTCTTTCTTTTTGTCTTGCCTTAGGCTGCAGAAGTATGTAGGGCAAGTCTTTGGCTTGTGAGCAATCAGCTCTCGACCCGCCTGGGAACTGCCAACAAAAAGGCCCCTTCCGGGGCCTTCTTTTTTTATGGTGGTGACCGTGCTTGTTAGACGCCTCCTTGCTTAATGGCAGCAGCGTAGTCAGACAGGTAGGCCGCTAGGTCGTCAGCGCTAGGAGCGTCCGTAACGATTTCCTGGTGCTCTCTAAGGTGCCATTCGTAGGCGGTCTGCAGGGTGCAACGCAAGTTGAGAAGATCAAAATAATGAGGGCTGAGCGGATCAGCCTCCATCAGGGCTTCAAGCGTTGTCAGCCACTTTTCAATTTCAGTGATCTTAAGAGACCACTGTACAACGGGCTTGCCGCCTGCCATTACGAGATCGTTGCGCTTGGTGAATGCGCTAACGCTGTTGTTGAGCCTAGTGATGCTGGCAGTCATGGTCGTTGTCTGAGGGACGCTTCCTATTGTGGGGACAATGGAGGAAAAAGTCAATGGGGAAAAGCGATTAGTTTTGCCTATGCCTCAAGCATCGCCTATGCCTCAATCATCTTTCCTTTGCCCGTGACCATCCGCGACTGCGCCTGTCGTTCATGCCTCCATGCCGAAGCCATTAGATGGCAGGCGCCTAGAGGCTCCAGAACGGCCCATGCAGCCACCCTGCCAATAACGGCCTGATAACCCTGTCGCTCGCCCTTCAATAGCGCCCTAGGCGGCTCCACCAGTGCAGCCCTGGCCCAATCAGCAATCTCCTCTAGGTCTTCTAGGTCGTTGGTGGTAATGACAAAGTGCCTCCCTCGCCGCTCCAATTTTGCCCATGCTGGATGGGGGCATTCCAGCGCAATGGCTTCAAAATCCCTTCTCAGCACTGGCGGCAGACAAATGCGAGCCTTAGGAGGCAGCCTGCTTTCAGTTTTCGGACGGTTGCCAGCTAATGGATTCTGCAGGGAGGTGTTCATTGATGAAAACGATTTTCTCGTTAGGAGAAAGCTGCCGTTGAAACAATAGTTCAGCTAGGTTAAAACTGGTGGCACTTAAGCTCTTTTTCTTTCCGTTGCTCAACAAACAATGGTAAAGGGATGTCCTATGAGTCTTCATCGGCCTGCTAGTGGGTCGTAGCCCGCCTCTTCCATGCCCTCTAGCACTGCTTGGCCAATTTCCTCTTTCAGCATTGCTCGCCAATGCTCATTGCCTCCAAATGCACCAACTTCTGAAATGGTGCGCAGGCCAGTGCGAATAAGCGTCAGGTCGCTGGCAGTCCATGCCGCTGCAGAGCAATCACCAGTGATCAGGCGATCTTGCAAAATGCGCTGATGCACTTGTAGCCACCGCCCTAGGCTCCACAAAGCAATAGAGCGCAATGCTTCGTCACCATATTGCTCAACAAGCTCGTCTACGGTCTTGGACAGGCTCACTGGCACGCCAATGGTGTCAGGGTCGTCCAAGTATTCACTAACACTTTCGTCTACGGCTTCCCGCTTGGAGCTTTTAGCTGCCGTTACGGCTCGCAGAAATTCATTAACGCTGTCGCAAGAATCAGAAAGCACGACGGGAAAAGGCAGAAGCAAAGACAGTTTGCCTTAGTGCCTGCTAGTTGTCAAGGTTTCAATCGTCGCCAGGCTTCCATTCAGCAGGGAGCATTGGTCTGCTATTGCCAGTGGGTTCACCATCATCGTCAAACTCTGCTTCAGCAGACGCATCAATGGCAACAGCCCTGTCAGAAGCATTCGCCTCAGCTTGATTGATCTTCTTCACTTCCTTGCTAAGCGTATTCAAGAAGCTCTTGTAGTTATCATCATTGTTGCTTCTAGGTTTGCTTTCGTACAGACCCAGGAGCTTTGCTTGTTGTTCTAGGCAGCCCTTAGCAACAGTCAGGAAACTACTTTCACCAGCAGAACAATGCTCTTCTTCCGTAACAGTGGAGCCATTGGCGTTTTCTTGCACGCGACGAACAGTCTTGCTTTTGCTTGCTTCAAAGCCTTCCAAAGCTTTTGCTTTTAGTTTGTCTTGTTCATCAAGAAGCCTTGCTCGCCATTGGTCTGCAGTGGCAAGAATGTTATCAACATAAACTTGCTTGATTTG